AGATGTTACATCACCCCCAATTTGGGAGAACAGTAACGCTTACTATGTAAACGCAGCAGCAGGTATTGCCACATATGCTGACGATACTATGGAAGATACGGATCTCTTTACAGATCTTGCCTTCCGTCAGTTAATTAAGTTGATGGACGATGCAGATACTCCTATGGACGGACGTTTCTTTATTATTCCTCCTTCAGCCCGTCAGACAATGTTAGGCATTGATCGTTACGTGTCTTCGGACTTCGTAGCCGAACGTGGTGTTAACAACGGTAAGATTGGTAGCCTGTACGGTGTAGACGTTTACGTTTCTACGAACGTACCCGTTATTGAAACTGCCGCTCAGAACGCTGCTACTACCTCTGTGCTAGACACGCGCGGTGCTATCTTAGCACACAAGGACACTCTAGTACTCGCAGAGCAAGTGGGTGTTCGTTCACAAACGCAGTACAAGCAAGAATACCTTGCTGACCTCTTGACCTCTGATACTCTGTACGGTGTACAAGTACTACGTCCTGAAACTGGATTCTTGTTGGCATTGCCTTCATAATCTAAGTTCTCTAAAGCCCCCTCTTCGGAGGGGCATCCAAATTCTTTAAGAGGTTGATGAATGGCTTTATTTCGAGGTACAGGTGGAGCAGGTAGTACAACTGACGATGCAACTGTCAGTGCTGTAACTACGCAAGCTCAACTAGCAACTACCAAAGCAAATGAAGCATCATCATCAGCCTCTAGTGCTAGCTCTAGCGCAAGCAGTGCAACTAACAGTGCTAACACAGCTTCTACTCAGGCTTCTAATGCTTCTACATCAGCATCTAATGCAGCTTCTTATGAAGCAACAACACTTACATCTAAGAACGCTGCAGTAGCTGCTCAGGCCGCTGCAGAGACTGCTGAAACTAATGCAGAAACAGCAGAGACTAATGCAGAGACAGCAGAGACTAATGCAGAGACAGCGCAAGCAGCGGCAGAGACTGCAGAGACAAATGCCGAAACTGCACAGGCTGCTTCGGAAGCCGCTAGGGACTTAGCTCTCAGTTACAAAAATACGACACTTACTTATAAGAACGATGCTGAAACAGCAAAGACTGCTGCAGAGACTGCTGAAACCAATGCAGAGACTGCAGAGACTAACGCTGAGACTGCACAGGCGGCTGCTGAGGCGGCTTTAGACGCTATTGAGGGCTTCTTCCTTGGGACAGCCTCTAGCAACCCTACAGTGGACTTAAATGGCAACGCAATTACAGCAGGTGACTGGTATTTCAATACATCAGATAATACTACACGCATTTACGATGGTAGTAGTTGGAACACCATTAATCCTGATCTGGTTGGCGATAGTAGTCCCCAGTTAGGTGGTAATTTAGACCTAAACAGTAACAACATTACTGGTACAGGTGACTTAAACTTTACAGGTAGTATTACTCTTTCAGGTACGGTGGACGGTAGAGATGTTAGTGCTGATGGAATTAAGCTTGATGGAATTGAGTCGGACGCTACCGCAGATCAAACAGCCGCAGAGATTCTCACTGCCCTCCTTACCGTTGATGGTACTGGTACTAACCTTGATGCTGATCTTCTTGACGGAAATGAAGCTAGCGCATTCGCAACGTCAGCGCAAGGAGCTTTGGCAGATACCGCTTTACAATCTGAAGCAAACGATTTATCAGCGGCTGTAACATGGGCTAATGTGCCTAACGCAAACATTACTGAAGGATCTGTAACTCAACACCAAACGGCTTTGAGCATTGCAGGATCACAACTTACTGGAACTATTGATGGCGGGACATTCTAGATGGCAAGTACAATTAAACTTAAAAGAGGTTCAGGCGAGCCAGGAGCAGGTGATTTACTTGAAGGTGAACCAGCATTTGATTTAACAAACAAACGGCTGTACACAGAAAACTCAGGTGGTACAGTTCTTGAAATTGGTACAAACCCTACTACTCTACAGGTAGACGGAACGCTAACAGTCGGTGTAGATGACACAGGCTATGATGTAGAGTTCTTTGGTGCTACTTCTGGCAAGTCTCTTCTCTGGGATCAGTCTGCTGACAGCCTAATTGTCACAGGTAGTACATCACAGCAGGGAACGCTTACTGTTGGTGTAGACGATACAGGCTATGACGTAAAGTTCTTTGGCGCTACTTCTGGCAAGTCGATGCTGTGGGACGAAAGTGCAGACAGTCTGATTGTTAACGGTACAGTTGATGTAGTTGGCACAGTTACTGCTGATGGTCTTACTGTTAACGCTGATACAAGCACTTTTACATCAGCAAACGCTAGTGATCCTCTTGTAATTATTAAAAATACTGCAAATGATGCATCCGGGGCAAGACTGTCTTTTCAAAAAGACAAAGGTGCAAATGCCGCAGATGGCGATGATATAGGCACAATCACATTTATTGGTGACAACAACGCTCAAGAACAAACCAACTACGCTTCAATTGTTGTAGAGGTATCTGAATCACAAGACACTGATGAAGCTGGCAAAATGTCTTTCTTTGTGGCTGAGAGCAACGGAACGACAAGTCAGTTAACCGCTGGTTTAATCATAGAAGGCGAACACGCAACAGATGGTGAGGTAGATGTCACTATTGCGGCTGGTGCGTCTTCAACAACTACGGTAGCGGGTCTTCTGAATACAGGTGGCAACGTAGACGTTACTGGCACAGTGACGGCTAATCCTTCTGGCGGTGTAGTTACACTTGGCGCAAATGGTCACATTACCTCTAAGCAGAGCCTTGATGTTGCGACAGCGGGAGGCCGATACATAGGATCTAGTAATAGAGGCATTTTAGGTCAGATAAAAATTGAACAAACAGCAACTGGTGCTGATGGCGGTTATATTGAGTTCGACACGTCTTCCAGTGGCTCTACCACACCAACAACCCGTATGACTATCGACTCGTCTGGCAATGTTGGCATAGGTGTAACCTCTCCTGTTAGCCCACTAACAGTAAGAGGATCGTTTGCGTACGCATCTAGTGCAAGCAATTTAGAAACCTCTACAACTAAATCAGCCGTGCGGATACAAGGTTCAAGTGACGCATCTACATCCCTATGGATTGGTGTTGATACTACAGATGCACAACCTTACTTACAGGTAGCAAATGCGGCAGGTACTGGCAGTGACGATCTATTAATTAACCCCTTTGGCGGTAATGTTGGGATAGGGACTACTGCACCAGCTACACTTTTGCATATTGGCGGGGCCAGCACACCAAATACACTAACCATAGAAAGTAATACCGAATCATCAATTAATTTCAAAGACTCTGGTGGTTCAGCGCAAGCGTTCAAGATTGGCACAAGTGTTTCTGGTAATACGAATAATCTAGAAATCTATGATGTTACAGACTCAAGGCTTGTAGCTACATTTGATGGGGCTGGAAATGTTGGCATAGGGACTGACTCGCCTAGTGCAAATATAACAATAGACAAAGGACTTGGCGGGTCTGGCCCCACAACCTTTACAACAGCAAACAGTTACCTACAGTTAGGCGTATCTGACTACAACTCTTCTGGTGGAGTTTATGCGATAGGTTTTGGATACTCTGGTGGGGCAACGCATTCTCCTGCTTATATTGGTTTACAACAAACCGAAACAGGGTCTTACACAAAAGGTGATTTAGTATTTAGAACTAGAAGTACCTCGACTGATGTAGAACCGCCGGAACGCATGCGCATCGACTCGTCTGGCAGACTCTTGGTTGGTAGTGATATTTCTTCAATTGCTGTCCAAAACACAGAAGAAGGCGTGGTGCTTGATGGTGCTAATGGTAGAATTTATGTGACAGCAAATGCACATCATGATTTTAATAGAACGGCTGATGGCGAAATTATACGTTTCAGAAGTGCAACGAATACTGAAGGCAGTATCTCTGTATCAGGAACAACTGTCTCTTACAATGGTGGACATTTATCTCGATGGTCACAATTACTAAATAACACTGTTGATGCCACAATTGTCAAAGGGACAGTAATGACAAACCTTGATGAGATGTCTGAGTGGTCACACGATGCGATTGAAGCACAAGATGCTGTGTATGATGAAGAAGGTAATGTAGTCACTGAAGCTGTTGAAGCGAAAGAAGCATACACAGAAGACAACGAACAGCTAAACAAGATGGCTGTCTCATCTGTTGAAGGTGATCCAAATGTTGCAGGAGTCTTTGTCAACTGGGATGAAGATGACGACATGAACATTGCAATGACAGGCGATATGGTAATTCGTATTGCTCAAGGCACAACGATACAGCGTGGCGATCTACTTATGTCAGCAGGTGACGGTACAGCTAAGACCCAAGCGGATGACATTGTGCGGTCTAAGACTATCGCAAAAGTTACATCAACTCATATTTCACACACTTATGACGATGGCTCTTATTTAGTGCCTTGCGTCATAATGGCTTGCTAACACAAGGAGACTAATGGTAGAAATCAAGCCTTGGTTCGGGCCAATCAAATGGTACATGAAGCTCTGTAGGTTCCAAGGCTGGACTAGCTATTGGAATACTATTTATCTTGATCCTAAGTATCTAACTGATGAGCGGTTGATACGCCATGAGATGACGCACATAAAGCAAATGGAAGAAGAAGGTAAGTTTAAATTTACTTGTAGGTATCTTTGGTGGACGTTGAAGTACGGCTATCAAGACAACCCTTATGAAGTAGAAGCTAGAGCCTCAGAAGAATTTAAACCTTAATGAAGATGGGGCAGAATCACGACATGGAATTGGAAACACAAGCGCAACTTGAGAAACACGAAGCTGAGTGTCTATTACGTTATACCTATGTACAAGACAAACTATGCAGTCTTGACAA